CCGGGGTTGGGATTTCACCATTCCATCCCGCAAAAGGGCACGTCTAACGTTTGTTTGCGGGAATCTTACTCACGCTTATTTCAGGTCAACATCAATGACCGCTTGAGCTAAGCGTCGCAACTCAGGAGAATAGAGGATACCGGCTTCATTTGGCATACCTCGGATCTGTTCCTCACATGTCCTGAGAAGCTGTTCAGTTACCCCATAATGCTGCGCAAAAGCTGGAAAAGCTATCTCCTCATCCATGTCAAACGTGGAATTTTGGAAATAGTGCCAGCTTGGATTAAAATCGTGAATGAATGTGCGCAGAGCTTTGCCGGTTAATTGTTTGTCAGTTGCTAGTTGCATTCGTTCTACTAACACCCGCAAAACAGGAGTCAAATGGGCAGATTGGAGAGACAGCGCAACTTGATGCGCATACTGTCTCCAATATTTTGTTCCTATCGCAGAAATTGACCAAGGGATGCGATATGCGGTCTTCAGCAGTGGACCTGGCGCAAAACCACCGCCCTTGACAGGACACATCCAATTACTGCAATACGTTGCATTGGTAAGCTCAGTGTGAAGCATACACTTGACCTTGAACCCCAATTCCAACATGTGTTGCTGGTATAGCTTCGTATCAACTGATTTGTTGGTCAACACCAAACAATCATCTCCCATTAAACACATTCGAAAATCATCAAAAGAAATGCTCTGCCGCGCCAAACAATAGGCAGTAATAAAAGCATTCAACATACTGTTCGCAAGACAAGTATGTGGCACGCCGGTGCACATCATTGCGTCATCTCGGGTGAATCGAATACCTGAGGGAGTAGTCCCACGCAGGTTTTGACACAACAATTTAAATGCGTGTTGCGATGCTTTCGGCATGCCAAAACGCTTAAATACACTCCTGATCAAGACTTCCGATCTCAAGGAGTGATGCCTATCATACTTACTCTGGTCCGTCTCCAATACGAGTGAGTACTCCGGATACCATCTCAGCAACCAGTTCCTCACACTTACTGAATCTGACCCACAAGTAAAATAAAACACGCCGTCTCCATTCCACATTCTCTCCAAAACGTGTTGCATTGGGACCACCCACCTTCCCAGCAACACCCGAAACAAGGGTGAGACGGCTATCACAGCTCTAGGTGTAAATTCGGGACAGCACCAATCCTCGTCAATCCATCCTGGCATGCTTGCATCACATGTTCTGGGTATTGGCTCACGCTTTGGGAAAGCGCTAAGACGTGAGGCTCTACGCCAGTCCACATGTTGTGCACGCCAATCTGCATATGCTCGAGAGTTTTCGAGTCTCGCAGATCGTGTAATTTGTGGCCGAGAGTTGTAATCATTGAATGACAGTTGTTCCACACGTTCGCATGTAGGGAAGAATTTGCCAAATCGCCCGAAGACGAAGGCATCAATACCATCCCAGCTAGCGGCGCATGGGGCGGGACGCTGACCGAGCACCCTATTGGCGAGCATGCGGCGATCGCACTCAACCCCAGCTTGCATAGCAAGGGGATACAAACCGCCCAAAGCCCAACCCATAAGGTGCGGGCCAATGCTCGCTCTGTATCGTGGTAACCCAGGAAACGCCATACTGCAATCATCATTGAGTTCGTAATCCTGGATATCTG